GTCAATAGCTGCTGTTACTGTATTACCAGAACCAGTGGTAGTTATACCAGTTCCACCTGCAATTGTCAAGGTTTCACTATCTAAATCAATACTTAATGCACCACCACTATCACCTTGGAAGTCAAGGTCTTGTGCAGTTAGTTGTGCATCTACGTAAGCTTTAACTGATTGCTGTGTGGGAATAAGAGTAGCAGAGTTAGAAGACATATTATCTTCATCAGCAAATGCTGTGACAGTAATTGTACCATCTGACAGATTAGCAAAAGTAATATCACCTGCACTAGAGCCACCGATAGTTACACCGTCTACTGTACCGCCGTTAATGTCAAAGTTACTACCTTCAATCTCTACAGAACCAGCCTCTAGTTTTTTACCAAGAGTAATTTTTTCTCCGGAGTTTGTAGTAACAAATTTAAGGTAAGAGTTTGCAGACTCAGTAATATCTAATGCAGAAGATTGATCATCTGTTAGATTAATTGCAATAGTATTATTATCAGCACTAATGCTGTCTAGGGCAATGTTACCAACGTCAGTAATATTAGTATCACCTGCTGATAAACTACCAGTTACAGTTAAGTCACCACCAATGGTTACATTACCTGTAGTACTAATAGCATCAATATAAGCGTTAGCCCAGTAATTAGAGCTATCACCTAAGTCGTGAGTACTGTCTGCTGAAGGGATAATGTTTGATGCAACATCTGCAGTAATTGTTACCGTATCTGTATTTGCATTTCCAATAGTAGTATTACCATTTACTGTTAAGTCTGCAGTAAGTGTAGTATTACCTGTAACCCCTAGTGTCCCGCCAACTGTAGCATTACTAGAAGCAGCTAATGTAGTAACACTTGCTGCTGCAGCACTAGAATCCCCAATAACTACACCATCAAGTGTACCACCGTCAATGTTTGCAGTATCAGCTACCAGAGAGTCAATATTAGCAGCACCATTGACATAGAGATTTCGCCACTCAAAACCACTTGCACCTAAGTCATAAGTATCATCGGTGTCAGGTATAAAGTCTGAGGCTACAGATGCAGTAATAGCAATAGTATCAGAAATAGTATTTCCAATACTTGTATTACCTTGGACAGTCAGATTGCCTGATAGTGTAGTGTTACCAATAGTATCTAAAGTACCAATAATACTAGTGTTACCTCCTACAGAGAGTGTAGAAGATAAAGATGCAGTCCCTGCAACTGAAAGACCAGAACTTAAAGTAGTATTGCCAGTTACACCTAGTGTTCCACCCGAAGTAATATTTCCTGTAACAGTGGCATTAGAAGAAGCAGAAAGAGTGCTGAAGCTACCAGCAACTGCTGTTGTAGCACCAATAACTGTATTATCAATTGTACCTGCATTAATATCTGCGGTGTCAGCTACTAAAGAATCAATATTAGCAGTGCCATCAATATAAAGATTACGCCACTCTTTACCTACCTCACCTAAGTCGTAAGTATTATCTGCATCAGGAATTACATGAGAAGCAATCTCAGAGTTTAGTGTAATGCCATCTGTATCTGCATCACCTAATGTAATGTTACCACCAAGAGTAATGTTACCAGCTACATCAAGATTACCTGCAAAGTAACCATCTTTAAACTTCAGAGAACTGCTACCTAAATCAATATCATTGTTCGTTGCAGGGATAATACCTTCTGATTGAAAAAAGATTTTGTTTGTAGATACAGTAGAAACATTAATAGAAAATTTAATCCTACTATTGGTAGCATCTACTTCAATTTTGTTTAGGGCTGTACCTACACCAGGATCACCTAAGAAGCCAATAATCGGACCTTCTGCTGCAGTACCATCATGTTTGTGTCCAGTAAGTGCGTTAAATGCAGCAACAAGCTGATCGAACTCATCATTGGAGTCTGATGCCTGAATAATGTCACCGTCTGTATACGTACTCTGCCGTGCGTAACCTGCCATATTCTATCTCCTAGCGGCTGCTTTAAATTCTAACTGAAAGCCTTTAAGTGAATAAGGTACTGATACACCATTATCCACAACACGCAATGCTATTGCAAAACCTGAACCTTCTATTGGTTGTCTAATCAATGGGTTTGATTGACCTCCGTATGTAACTGTTCCATACTCGCCTGTACCATACAAAGCCACAACTTTACTTGAATCAAAAGGATAAGCTGCAGGTCTTGCAGAATTAGGGTCTTCATAGTCGTACCTTACAAATAAATCCGAGTTTACATTACCTTCAGGTGCGTAGTTAATTACTGTACGTTGAAATTGTTTTCTTAGACCTGCGTCACCCATAGTAATATCTGGGGATCTGTATCTACCAATAATAGTGGTGCCATCAAAAGTATTACCTTGCTCTTGTTGATATACATAACCATCATAACCACCATGTATTACATATACAACACCATCTTCATTTATGTGATCTGTGCAAGAAGGTTGAATACCTAAAGTTTCAGCAAACTCATAACCCTCTGCAGTTCTATGGCAGATTACACCTTTAGTACGATCTTTAGTTCTTGCATCGTTACCAGACGTATCGCAAAAGAATATTCTATATTGAGTTTTATCTGGAACAATAACTGAATCAAATTCAGAAATATCAGAATAGACATTAAACAGTTGATGAACAGCAGTACTAATTGATCCAAGTTCAACGTCACCAATACGTTCAGTTCCTGCAACAGTTCTTAAACCATCTCTACCTAAGAATACAATATCACCTGCAAATTCTTGTATAGTAAAACCATTCATACAACCAATGTTTCTTGATACGGGCTGTAGCTGAAAGTCTGCTACAGTATTACCATCAAGTCTAAAAATACGTTCTTCACAAAAAATAAATAAAGAATCACGAAAAGGAAATATACCAGTAATAGGGCTGTCTACTCGTATAGACCCCGCACCATTAGCAGGTGTAAAATCAGTAGGACCATAAGGTGCACTAAATACTAACTCTTGAGGATTAGATGTCATGCCGGCAAAGAATAAAGCATTCTTAAATCCTGTAACAAACTGAGGATCTGCTGGAGCATTAGTAGTATTAATATCTGTTACGGAGTTTCCTGATGTAAATAAAGATGCATGATTAGCCCCGTCAGCAAAAACAACAGTAGGATTACCATCTAAATTGTACCTAAAATGAGAATACTTTTTTGCACCTGTACGTCCTGTATCAATTTCAGTCCAGTACTGCGTTACTACCGCATCATCTGCATGTGCTGCTGCGCTTGTACTATTGGCACCACGAGTGCAACCAATAAAAGTAACGGAGTCAATACTAGTGTAAGTAACTTGTTCTGACCCAATTAAAATAGTACCAGTAGCACTAAACCCTGCAGTACTATTTACTGTAATACTTGTAGCGGAGTTAGTAGTAGCACCATTAGTATTACTGCTACCATTAGATGCTCTATATACTTTAGTCCCTCTAGCAGCTATAATCTCATCTTTATGAAAAACTGACATAAGGACTTTTTCAGTGTCAGTAGCAGATTGTGGAACAATATTAGTATTCCATTTTACGTATCCATTAATACGTCTGTACCCACCTTTAATGTCAGGCTCAAAGTTTTGTAACTCAAAAGCCTGTCCCGGTTGCATAGTAAACGTAGACCTGTTAAGGACTAGTCCACCTTGGCAAGGAAAGATAAAAGGATTAAGACCTGCTTCATCTGCCATTATAAAATATTACTTCCAATAGTAGATTTAAGTATTACTGTAGAACGTATATAGTCCATTCTATTAGAAAGAAGACTTTGCATACTTTTAATACCATCTTCAAACCTTGCAAAGTTTAATTGATATTCGCCACCTTCACCACGGTACTGGTATCCAAAAGCTGTGGCTCCATCTACAATAACTTGACGATACTGTTCAGGTATTGTAGGTACATCTGTTGTTGCACTAAGTGCTGTTGTATAAACGTAGTATTCAAATTTTACAGAGTATGCCTTATCGGGGTAAGGAAAAAATCCAAATTTATTGTCGGGCGTTCTAAATACATGGGTAGGTATTCCACCTACATTAGCTCTGTCTTCTTGTTCAATAAATCTATTTAAGTAATCTTTATAATCTAAGATAGTTAAAGACCTACCTTGAGATCCTAATGAGTCATCTCTAATAATTCTAAATGTATCATAGTCAACATGCTTAGCTGTAGCAGGTATAGCGTACCTTGTAGTACCAGCTACGAGTGTTTCTGTTTGTGTCGCATGATTATATGGCCAACCATATTCACGAGTATTTACATAGTTAATAGCATCATTAACTGCATTCTTACATTGAGTTTGAAAACCACGAGAATTAACAAAATTTGATGAAGTTAATGCTACTTCATTAAACCTAGCTAAAACTTCATTTGTAAGGTCCAAGTAATTATATGCCATTGTGTTCCCTTAAGATAGCCTAAAGGGGCCGCTCGAAAGCAGCCCCTAAGGTTAGTTCACTTATGCAAGCGTATCACGGTCTACTTCCGCAGCAGCTTTAGTAGCACCCATTGGGGCATATACTACAAAGAACTGGAAAGAACCTGCTGATGGAGCATTTGAACCTGCAAGCAATGCAGTAATGGTCGTGTCAGCAGTTGTGACATTTGTGATGCCGTTTACTGTGGTAGTAGTGGCACCTAATGTTTTAGCGCCATTAATATCAGCAGTACCAAGCATGTCAACGTCACCACCTGTTACACCAAAGCTCACTGCATTAGCACCACCAATAGTAGCTGCAGCAGTACACTCAGCGCCAGCAGCAAGAACCACACAATTGTTTGGAACTACACCGATTTCGTGAGTTGAGCTAGTGGTAAGATCACCGTGAGCAATCACGGCAGTCTCA